ATGAAAAAGGAAGTTGGAAATTTCTTAATGAATATGAGTCATTCTTAAATAAACATACTGCTTGGTATCGTCCTATGAACCCAGATAAAGCAATGTTCTGGCAACAAAAGATTGAAATATCTAACTTTATAGGAGGACAGAAAAGAAAGACTGAGATAGGTCTCAAAGGTGTAATTCAAGCAATGTCTTTTGAAAAAAGTGCAACTACAGGTGTAGGTGGCCCTACTAAGTACTTCTTTCACGAGGAAGCTGGTATTGCCCCTAAGATGAATCAGACATATGAGTATCTAAGACCTGCTCTTAGATCAGGTATGATTACTACAGGAACTTTTATAGCAGCAGGATCTGTCGGTGACTTGAGTCAGTGTGAACCACTTAAAAAGTTAATACTGCATCCGGAAGCTAATGATATATATGCTGTCCCGTCTAATCTTATAGACAATAAAGGTACTATTGGTACAACAGGATTGTTTATACCTGAGCAATGGTCAATGCCTCCTTATGTAGATAAGCACGGTAACTCTCAAGTTGTAGAAGCTCTAGAAGCTTTAGATGAGCAATTTGATAAATGGAAAAAACAACTTGATCCTCAAGAATATCAGCTTCGTATATCCCAGCACCCTAGGAATATAAAAGAAGCATTTGACTTTAGAACTGTATCTCTTTTTCCAGGTCATCTTGTGTCTGCCCAAACACAAAGAATAGAAGATAAAGAATATCCTTATGAATTCTTAGATATATCCAGAGATGCTAGAGGTGATATAACAGTAGAGGTGACAAACAAAATGCCTGTTACAGAATTTCCAATAACTAAAAACACAGAAGATAAAACAGGTGTTCTTGTAGTTTGGGAAAGACCTGATAAAAACTCAGAATTTCTTACATACTATGCATCTGTTGACCCTGTTGGAGAAGGTAAGACAACTACCTCAGAATCACTGTGTTCTATATATGTTTATAAAACAGCAGTAGAAGTAACTAAAAATAATGGTTCTGAAGTACAAACCTATATTGAATCAGATAAAATTGTAGCTGCCTGGTGTGGTAGATTTGATGATATCAATAAGACACATGAGAGATTAGAGTTAATCATAGAGTGGTATAATGCCTGGACTATTGTGGAAAACAACATTAGTCAATTTATTAACTATATGATTTACAGGAAGAAACAGAAGTATCTAGTACCTAGATCACAGATTCTTTTTCTTAAAGACATTGGGGCCAATACTACAGTTTATCAAGACTATGGTTGGAGAAATACAGGCACTTTATTTAAAGCCCACATGCTTAGTTATGCCATAGATTTTTGTAAAGAAGAACTAGATCAAGAGGTTACAAATGAAGGCAAGATAGTAAGAACAAAATATGGTATAGAAAGAATACCTGATCCTATGCTATTAAAAGAAATGATGGCTTACAGAGATGGTGTAAACGTAGATAGACTAGTTAGTTTTGCAGCATTAATAGCTTTTGCTAAAGTTCAACAAGCTAATAGAGGTTACAAGAAAAGGTATGAAGAAACAGATCAGGCAAAAAAGTTGGATAACTCCAATAAATTCAGTAAATTAGTTAGGAGTCCTTTCCGTCATATAGGCGGAACCGGTTCTTCATTTAATGGAATGAGTGCTCCTAAACAACCATTTAGAAATCTAAAATAATATGCAAGTATATAACGCCCTACAGACCAAGGCAGGTGCTAAGACAGAGTACAACAAAATGGGTACTCTCAATCAACCTATTCAATTTTTGCCTAGGTCTAAAAAAGATAAAGATTGGGCTGCCTGGTGTTTAGACTGGTTAGAATGGCAAGGTCTTAAAATGGTCCGCAGAAATGCCAGGAGATTAATGAAAAACTATAAGCTTGCTAAAGGTATTATAGATAGGGGTGACTATGTAATTGAAGAGGATAACGAGTATGCAGATCTTATTGATAGTCTTACAAAAGAAGATGCTTCTGCTCTAGAGCTTAAGTTTTATCCTATTATACCTAATGTAATTAATACTCTTACTTCTGAGTTTTCTAAAAGATCTACCCGTGTAACATATTCTGCTGTAGATGAGCATTCATACAATGAAATGCTTGAACTTAAAAGATCTGAGGTAGAAGAAGTATTGCTTCATGATGCAAAACAAAAAGTTGCAATCCGACTTGCTGAATTTGGAGTAGACCCAAAGTCTGAAGAATTCCAAAAAGAAACATCTCCTGATAAACTAAAAACTCTACCAGAAATTGAATCTTTTTTTCAGAAAGATTATCGTTCTATGGTAGAGCAATGGGCTGAACATCAACACAGAGTTGATGTTGAAAGATTTGGAATAGATGAGTTAGAAGAGAGAGCATTTAGAGATTTACTTATTACAGATAGGGAGTTTTGGCATTTTAAAATGATGGAGGATGACTATGAGGTAGAACTCTGGAATCCTGTTATGACCTTCTATCAAAAGTCACCAGACAGACGATATATTTCTGACTCTAATTGGGCTGGTAAATATGATATGATGACTGTAGCTGATGTCATTGACAAGTATGGTTGGTTGATGACTGAGGAGCAAATGACATCTATAGAACTTATCTATCCTGTAAGATCTGCCGGTTATCCCATTCAGGGTTATCAAAATGATGGTAGTTACTATGATGGTACTAAATCACATGAGTGGAACACTAACATGCCCTCACTAGGATACAGACAGTTTACATCTATGTGGGATAGTGCTAACTATGGTGGTGATATTGTAAACTGGATTATGATGGAAAATGAAGACTACCTAGATATGGGTATGTCTAACCTTCTACGTGTAACTACTGTATATTGGAAGTCACAAAGAAGAGTAGGTCATCTTACTAAAATTACTGAATCAGGTGATGTTATAACTGATATTATTGATGAGGACTACAAGATAACAGATAAGCCTCAATATAACACAACTCTAGTTAGTAATAAAAATAAACACACTCTTGTATTTGGTGAGCATATTGATTGGATTTGGATTAACCAGGTTTGGGGTGGTGTAAAGATTGGCCCTAACAGACCAACCTTCTGGGGTACAAATAATCCTGGTGGTATTACACCTATCTATTTAGGTATTAACCAAAATCACATCAGTCCTCTTAAGTTCCAATTTAAAGGTGAAAATTCTCTTTATGGTTGTAAACTACCTGTAGAAGGTTCAATATTTTCTGATAGAAATACATTTTCTAGATCTCTTGTAGATTTAATGAAACCTTTTCAGATTGCCTATAATATTGTAAATAATCAGATTGCTGATATCCTAGTAGATGAATTAGGAACTGTAATCATGCTTGATCAGAACTCTTTACCTAGACACTCTTTAGGTGAAGACTGGGGAAAGGGTAACTATGCTAAGGCATACGTAGCAATGAAGAACTTTCAGATGTTACCTTTGGATACATCTATTACTAATACTGAGAATGCTCTAAACTTTAACCATTTCCAGAAACTGGATATGTCACAGACTGAGCGTCTGATGTCTAGGATCCAGTTAGCTCAATATTTTAAACAGCAAGCTTTTGAGGTAATAGGTATTACACCACAGCGTCTTGGTCAAGAAATATCTAGACAAACAGCTACAGGCATAGAGCAATCTATAAGTGCTAGTTATGCCCAGACTGAAACTTACTTTATTCAGCACTGTGATTATTTGATGCCTAGAGTTCATCAGATGAGAACTGATCTGGCTCAGTATTACCATGCTACAAAACCTTCTACAAGATTAAATTATATTACAACTCTAGATGAAAAGAAGAATTTTGAGATCAATGGGACAGACATGTTGCTCAGAGACCTTAACATTTTTGCAACAACTAAAGCAAATCAAAGAGCTATTCTTGAACAGCTTAAGCAGCTTGCTATCAGTAATAATACAACTGGTGCGAGCATCTATGATCTCGGTAACATTGTTAAGTCTGATTCTATTGCAGAGGTTACTCACATACTTAAAAAGACTGAAGAAAAGACTGAAATGATCCGCCAACAAGAAATGCAGCAACAGCAGCAAATGCAGGAACAAGCTCTTCAGGCCCAAGCTGAACAAGAACAAGCTAAAAGGGACTTTGAAGCTTCTGAAAATGATAAAGACAGACAAAAGGATCTTTTGGAAGCAGAGATTAAATCTTCTGGTTATGGAGCTATGCAGGATATAAATTCTAACATGCAGTCAGATTATTTAGATGCCCTTGATAGAATTCAAAAAACTGAACAGTATCAAGATGTCATGAATGTGAACAGAGAGAAAGAGGCAAATAAGATAATTCAGTCTAGAGAAAAATTAGCAGTAGAAAGACAAAAAATAGCTACTCAAAAAGAGATATCTGATAACCAACTTAGGATTGCCCAAGAGAATAAAAATAAGTATGATGCGATTAAAAAAGGCCAGTCAGAAAAGAAGAAACCTAACAAGTAGCTATAGAGTGCGCTTTATTTCCTAAAAGCAAAAAATTTTTAAAGTTTAAGATATTACTTTTGTGTATATTACTAGTGTAGATATCATAACAAACCAACAAATATTTTATAATGAGCACAGCAACAACACAGGAAACAACTACTGTTGAACAAGTTGATATTGATTTAGATAACATTTTAGGAACTCCAGGAGCAGATAGTATACTGCTACCGGAAGACAAAAAACCTAATATGTTTTCTAAAGGAACTATTGACACCACGTTCCTTGACAAACCGAATGACTCTGATTCAGATATTGACTCTAAGTCTCCTGGTAATTTTGATGACATTCTTAAGGATGTAGATCCACAAGATGCATCTTTAGGTGTTGATCCTATTGATGAACCTAAAAAAACAGGAGGCAGATCTAAAGTATCAAAAGATGGTACAGTAGAGCTTGTAAAAAAGCTTATTGATGCCGGTAAGATTATTCCTTTTGATGATGAAAAAGCTATTGATGATTATACTCTAAATGATTTTGAAGAATTACTAGAGGCTAATTTTCAAGAAAGAGAGAATAATATCAGACAGTCTACACCAGCTGAATTTTTTCAATCACTTCCTGAAGAACTTCAAGTAGCAGCAAAGTATGTATCAGATGGCGGCCAAGATCTAAAAGGATTATTTAAAGTTCTTTCTCAAGTAGAAGAAACATTTGAACTTGATCCCTCTGAACCTAACCATCAGGAGAAAATTGTAAGAGAATATCTTACAGCTACAAACTTTGGAAATGCTGAAGATATTCAAGAAGAAATTGATAGCTGGAAAGACAGAGGAGATCTAGAGGCTAAAGCTAATAAGTTTAAGCCAAAGTTGGATGCTATGCAAGCTAAGATTGTACAGCAAAAGCTTGCTCAACAAGAGCATATGAAGAAGCAACAGGCAGCACAAGCCCAAGCTTATATGCAAAACGTGTATAATACTCTTGCTCCAGGTGAATTAAATGGAGTTAGGATAGATAGAAGAACACAAGAATTATTATATTCAGGTTTAGTTCAACCAAACTACCCTTCTATATCAGGAAGAGCTACTAATATGTTAGGTCACTTGTTAGAAAAATATCAATATGTAGAGCCTAATCACTCACTTATTGCGGAGGCACTTTGGTTACTGGCCGATCCAGAATCTTATAGAAATAAGATTAAGGAGCAAGGACAAAAGGCAACAGTAGAAAAAACAGCAAGAATGCTAAAAACTGAGGAAGCTAGACGAAACTCAAGTTCTCCAGTTGTAGAACAAGAAGAAGTAAAACAAAGAACTATAAAAAGAAGTGATAACTTTTTTAAGCGATAAATTAACTCTTAATTTTTAAATTATAATTAAATGTCAACTCCAGTTTTAAACAATGGTATTTTTCTACGGGATACCAACTACGCAGCTAGTTCACACGTAGATTCTTACCACTTGGTTAACATGTTGAAGAATGCAGAACCAATGGACATGGGTCCAGTGGATTTGTGGGCAATGGCTCAAAAGGTCGAAATGCCACTTTATCAAATGTCTAGCTTTGGTGGGAAGAATGTTATTAATGTAGATAATGCTAGAGGTGAGTACAAGTGGCAAACACCAGTTGTACAAGATCTTCCTTACATTATTGAAGATGTAGATTCAGGAAATACCACTAAAGGTATTGATGGTACTACATTTAAAATTAAACTTTCTCGCAGAGAGTTTGGTCATGGTGATATCATCACTTATGACAAGTACAATGGTGTGGAAATGTACATCTCTCCTGATGAGGATATTCTTCCTATGGGTGATGGTTTTCTATATACTGTTCAGTTGGTTAACAATGACAGTAGCAGATTTTTAGATAATGTTTATCTTGCACCTGGTACTAAAATCTTCCGTAAGGGTTCTGCTCGTGGGGAGTATGGTGAAAGATTCTCTGATATTCAAATTCAGTCTGGCTACCGTGAGTTCTACAACTTTGTAGGTGGTGCTGAAGCTCACGTACACTACTCTGTTTCTAGCCGTGCTGATCTTATGATCAAGGGTGGTATGAATGCAGATGGTACTGTACCTGTAACTGAAATCTGGAGAAACTTTGACCAGAACATGGATCCATCTATCACTAACCTTGAAAACATGGTTAGCCGTATGGGTAAGGACTATGTTAAAAAGGCTATGACAAATGGTTCATTGTCTCGTACTTTCTTGACCACAATGGAAGCAGCTCACTTGAGTAAAGTAGCAAGTGACATTGAAACCTACTTGATGTGGGGACAAGGTGGTAGAGTACGTCAGGATGGTCCAGATGATGTAAGATTGTCTGTGGGTCTTTGGAAGCAGCTTGATAACTCTTTCAAGAGAGTTTACAACAAGTCTGGTTTCAACTTGGACTTGTTCCGTTCTGAAATCTACAACTTCTATGCTGGTAAGGTTGAGTTCAAGGGTCCAGATCCTAAGCGTCAACTTATTGTACAAACCGGTATGGGTGGTATGAGAATGATCAATGAGGCTATTAAGAAAGAAGCTGTAAA